TTGCCTTTGCCGTTACCTTACTGGCATGGTTTTTTATCTTTTATATCCTATGACTCCTGCACAAAAAGAAATATTCCTAATCATTGACGAGTGGTGGAAGCGCTTTGGCTTTGGCCCATCAATAGACGATGTGATGAGAATCACCGGCGAGAAGGGGCGCGGCAACGTCAATCGCAAAATGAATATGCTAGTCAAGCTAGGCATCTGTAAGGGTGTGCCACGCAAGGCGCGGTCCATCCGTCCTGCCTATCTTAAGGTTAGGGACATAGAGTGAACTTAGAAGAGCTGATAGCTTCGCTCCCTGCCGGCGACAGAGAAAATCTGTTAGTCATGGCAAACCAGTATCAGAATGCCATCCTTAGAGAAGAGGGTGCTAATAGCTTTATGACGTTTGTAAAAACCATGTGGCCGGGTTTTATTTCTGGCCGTCACCATGCCTTAATGGCAAAAAAATTTGAGGACATTGCTAATGGAAAAATTAAGCGTCTTATTATTAATATGCCTCCTCGTCATACTAAGTCTGAATTTGCTTCTTATTTACTGCCTGCTTGGTTCCTAGGTAGATACCCTAATAAGAAAATTATTCAATGTTCTAACACCGCCGAACTGGCCGTTGGCTTTGGCCGTAAAGTTCGTAACCTTGTTGATGGAGAAACCTATGCCAAAATATTCCCAAACGTCAGTCTTCGTTCTGATTCTAAAGCTGCCGGTCGCTGGTCTACTAATGGTAACGGGGAGTATTTTGCTATTGGTGTCGGCGGTACTGTTACTGGTAAAGGAGCAGATCTGCTCATTATTGATGATCCACACTCTGAGCAAGAGGCCGCCTTGGCTGCTGGCGACCCTTCAGTGTTTGACAAAGTGTATGAGTGGTATACATCAGGCCCGCGCCAACGTCTACAACCGGGTGGTTCAATTGTTGTCGTAATGACCCGCTGGTCAAAGCGTGACTTGACCGGCAAGATCCTACAAAGTGCAGTAGACAAAGATGGCGATACATGGGAGATGATTAGCCTTCCGGCTATTCTCCCTACGGGTAAATCCCTATGGCCAGAGTTCTGGGATCTCAAAGAACTTGAAGTATTACGTGAAGAGTTGCCACTTTCCAAATGGCAAGCCCAGTATCAACAAGATCCAACTTCTGAAGAAGGCGCGCTGGTCAAACGCGAATGGTGGAAGATTTGGGAAAAAGATGCGCCGCCTCCCTGTGAGTTTGTCATCCAGTCTTGGGATACCGCATTTACAAAATCCGAACGCGCGGACTATTCCGCCTGTACCACTTGGGGCGTCTTTTATCTAAACGAAGACCCTAATGATGCCAATATCATTTTGCTTGATGCCGTTAAAGAACGGATGGAGTTCCCAGTTTTAAAAGAACGCGCTTTGGAATATTACAAAGACTGGACACCCGATGCGTTTATTGTGGAAGCCAAAGCGTCCGGCGCGCCCCTAATATTTGAACTACGCCGTATGGGCATCCCAGTACAAGAATTTACACCTACAAGGGGTAATGATAAAATCAGCCGGGTAAACTCCGTGTCAGACCTGTTTGCGTCTGGCAAGGTATGGGCTCCATCCAAACGATGGGCAGAAGAAGTCATTGAAGAAATGGCAGCCTTCCCCAATTCAGACCACGATGACTTAGTGGACTCTACAACCCAAGCTTTGCTGCGCTTTAGACGTGGCGGGTTTATCAGGCTTCCAAGTGACGAAATGGATGAACCTAGAGAGTTCCGTAGAAAAGTAGCCTACTATTAACAAGGATGAAATATGGCAATTGATAAAGCATTTTACGAAGCCCCACAAGGGATTGCTGCAATCGGGGCTGAAGAGCCAGACATTGAAATTGAACTCATAACACCAATGGATATGGAAATAGATATTGATGTTGAGGAAGATGACTTTAGTGCCAACCTTGCTGAAGAGTTATCCGAATCTGTGTTGACCATGCTGGCTGGCGATTTGGTTGCCGATTTTGAAGGCGACATTGCTTCTCGTAAAGACTGGATCCAAACTTATGTAGATGGATTAGAGCTCTTAGGACTTAAGATTGAAGAGCGCGCTGAACCATGGGAAGGCGCTTGCGGTGTCTATCACCCTATCCTAGCCGAAGCCGTAGTCAAGTTTCAATCTGAAACCATTATGGAAACCTTCCCAGCTTCTGGCCCGGTGAGAACTCAGATCATTGGCAAAGAAACGGCTGAGAAGAAAGAAGCCGCCACCCGCGTTCAAGATGACATGAACTATCAGTTGACTGATGTCATGCACGAATACCGCCCTGAACATGAGCGGATGCTCTGGGGCATGGGTTTATCAGGTAACGGTTTTAAGAAGGTTTACGTTGACACCAGCTTAGATCGTCAAGTATCTATGTATGTTACTGCCGATGATTTAGTCGTTCCTTATGGCGCGTCTAGCCTTGAATCCGCTGAGCGTATTACCCATGTGATGCGTAAAACTGAAAATGAAGTGCGCAAACTTCAGGTCGCCGGTTTTTACCGCGACATAGATTTAGGTGATCCCGTCAACGTCATGGACGAGATTGAAAAGAAAATTGCGGAGAAGTTAGGCTTTAAAGCGACAACTGATGACCGCTTTAAGATTTTAGAGATGCACGTAGACCTAGATTTAGAAGGCTATGAGCACAAAGATGACAATGGCGAACCCACTGGTATTGCCCTGCCTTATGTAGTGACCATTGAAAAGAACACAAACAAGATTTTAGCAATCCGCAGAAACTGGGAGCCAGATGATGAGAAACATCAAAAGAGACAGCATTTCGTTCATTACGGCTATATTCCGGGGTTTGGTTTTTATCACTTCGGTATTGTTCATTTGCTGGGGGCTTTCGCTAAGTCTGGTACTTCTATCCTCCGTCAGCTGGTTGACGCTGGATCACTTGCCAATCTGCCGGGTGGTTTTAAGACCCGTGGGTTGCGGGTAAAAGGGGATGACACTCCAATTGCTCCGGGCGAGTTCCGTGATGTAGATGTGCCATCAGGCGCAATGAAAGACAACATCATGCCCTTGCCATACAAGGAGCCAAGCCAAACTTTGATCCAGTTACTTAATCAGATTATTGACGATGGCCGCCGCTTTGCATCTGCAGGCGATTTAAAAGTATCCGATATGTCTAGCCAGTCTCCAGTAGGAACTACGCTGGCAATCTTGGAGCGCACCCTTAAAGTTATGTCTGCTATTCAGGCGCGTATCCACTATGCAATGAAGCAAGAATTTAAGTTACTCAAAGAAATTATTGCTGACTATGCTCCAGAAGAATACTCTTATGAACCTGATGTTGGTAATCGTAAGGCGCGTAAAAAAGATTACTCAATGGTTACTGTCATTCCGGTCTCTGACCCTAATGCCGCGACCATGAGTCAAAAGGTTGTGCAGTATCAGGCCGTTTTGCAGTTAGCTCAGACCGCGCCACAGCTTTATAACTTGCCATTCTTGCATCGTCAAATGCTGAGCGTTCTAGGAATTAAGAACGCCGAGAAGTTAGTGCCTATGCAAGACGATATGAAGCCAGTAGATCCAGTCTCAGAGAACATGAACATTCTGTCCAACAAGCCAGTCAAAGCGTTTATGTACCAAGACCATCAAGCGCATATCCAAATCCACATGGCAGCTATGAATGATCCTAAGATTAAACAGATAATGGGTCAAAATCCACAGGCTCCGGCCATGATGGCAGCTATGCAAGCCCATATTACTGAGCACGTAGGCATGGAATACAAGCGTCAGATAGAGCAGCGTATCGGAATGAGTATCCCAGACTTCCAAGATATGAGCGAAGGCATGACTCCAGAGATGGAACAGCAAATTACCATGATGGCAGTACCAGCTGCGCAACAACTTTTGGGTCAAAACCAGAACGCTATTGCAGCGCAGCAAGCTCAACAAGCTCAAAACGACCCTGTTATTCAGATGCAACTCAAAGAATTGCAGCTTAAGGCACAGGAAATTGATATTAAACAAAGAAAAATGCAAACCGATGCTGCGGCCAAAGCCGATCAATTGGAATTGGAGAAGCAGCGCATCGCTTCACAGAAAGAAATTGCCGGTATGCAAGTTGGCGCTAAGACAAAATCCGACAAAGAAAGCCTATTGGCTAAGCAACAGCTAGAAGGAATGAAGTTAGGAGCTCAAATTGGTCAGCAAAAAGCCCAGTTAGAAGTGCAAAAAT